TTTACTCTCCAATGCTGTAATCCTAGCTTCTAATTCTTGTATTGTTTTGACTAATAAAGGTACGAGTTTGCTTTGATCTATACCTTGATAGTCAGGTACTGTTTTTGTTCCTGTTTTTACTCCCTCATCATCAAACACATCTTCCTCTTTTGTAGCATCTTTTGTTCCTGTTACTGCTAAAGGAACGACCTCTGAAAGCTCATGTGCTACGAAACCCTCTATCGTTTCTGATGTGCCTATAAAATTAAACTTACAAGGTTTTAATTTTTTTACTTCTGTAGTTGCATCAAATGTGTATTCAACATTCTCTTTCAATCTATAATCTGATGATGTGTTGTAAGTCGTACTGCTACCATTCGTTGAAATCGAGCCAACTACAGCAGCATTATATTTTATTTCAACTACTGTTCCTGTAGTAGTCATTCTGTTAAATATTCCAACCACATTACTTGGATTTGCAGCAGTAAAAGGAAAACTACCCTGACCTAAAGATACTGCCAAAGAGCCACCACTTCCTAGTAGCCAAGGTGTATCTGAACCTGAATATAATTTACCACTGCTGTCTAATCTAAAATATTCTGTATTGCTTGATGTTGTAGCACTACTGCCTTTGGTAAATATAATAGAATTATTTGAGTTTATGTAAGTGTGCTCAAATGTACTTGTATCGTTAGTAACTCTAGGTAAATCTCTTAGCCATAATCCTGCTAGTGTACCTGCTGAAGACGAGCCGTGCATTTTGATATTTACACCTTCAGGTGCAGTAATATCAGTAGATGTAACACTCATTTTGGTTGTGCCGTTTGACTGTACGTCTACTGTGCCACTTGTATCTGATACTATTTTTAATCCGTCTGATGTATCTGCATTAATCTTAACTGTCATAGTATAACTAACCTCTCTCCTGATGGGATTGTTACTGTAACCCCTGTGTTTAATGTAAGTGGTCCAACACACATAGCAGATTTGTTGGTAGATAGAGTATAGCTTGTTGTAACAACTCTTTCGTTTTCAACAAACACCTCATCTCCCCCTGCTCCTGTTGCTCCCGCTGCTGCCGCTGCCGCCCACTTTAATCCTGTTGCTTCGCTGCTATCTGCTGTAAGTACAAAGTTATTTGTACCCACTCCAAGTGTTGATGGATTTCCAGATCCATCACCTGCTAATAGACTTCCTTTGGTAGACATATCAACAGCAGTAACTGCCGATGTTCCATTACCAATCAATACTCCATTTGCAGTAAGTGAGGTTGCACCAGTACCACCGCTACTTACTGCTAGTGTAGACGATAGTCCTGCTGCATTTCCAGTACATGATCCAGAGGATCCAGTAACATTTCCTGTAACGTTACCTGTTAAATCACCTGCAAATCCTGTAGCTGTAAGCACCCCAGAGCTTGAGTTAAATGTTAGGTTGGTCCCTGATTTTGGTGCAAGATCTCCTGTAGCAGCCGTTGTAAACAGCACGTTACAAGAGGTATCTGATGATTCATCTGCTACTGTTACTTGGGCAGCTGTATCAGATATTGATATCCAGGCCGATCCATTATAAAACTTGAGAGTGTTCGATGATGTGTTGAATGCTAAGTCACCAGCGTCTAACGAGCTAGATGGATCAGAAGATGCAACCCTATATCTTTCTGCAAAACTATTGACTCCAGCCACATTAGAAGCAACGGTTGCTATATTTGATACGTTATCAGATGTAGCAATAGTGTTTAAATCTGAAACAAAATCTGATGTAGCTAAAGTATTAAGATCTGAAACTATGTCGCTTGTAGCCAAAGTATTGATATCAGACACAATGTCACTCGTTGCCAATGTGTTAAGATCAGATACCACATCAGATGTAGCCAAGGTGTTGATATCGGACACTATGTCAGATGTAGCTAGGGTGTTAAGATCTGATACAATATCGCTAGTTGCTAACGTATTTAAATCTGAAACTATATCAGAGGTAGCTAAAGTATTCATGTCAGCTATGACATCAGTCGTTGCTAGTAAAGCCATATCAGCGATAACGTCGCTATTGGCAAGTAGCGCCATATCAGCAACAACGGTAGAAGTCCCTAGTAAACCCATGTTTGCCACAGTCGTAGAGTTTCCTAATAAACCAATCTCTGTGCTTACGCCCGCCAAGGTATCAATATTTGTAGTCGTTGATCCTAGCTCTAAAGCTGTGCCGTTACTGTCAAACTTTACAATTCTATTAGCATTGTTTGAAGCTGTCCCATCATAAGGAAAATGAAGAGGACCGCTCGTCCCTGAGCCTGTAACAGTCCTTGGTGTGCTTGGTTTTAGCTGTATAGACCTATCTGTTATCTCTTTAATTTGTTGTTGTCTCATGACAACGTTGTCAAATTCTGTGTCTAAGTTTGTTGTTGTAATAGCAGCTGCTGTGCTGAAAACGGTTGTTCGTGAGAGAGCTAAATCACCGATGATTGTAATTATGTCTCCATTTGATGGGGTATGATTAGTACCGCCTGACCCAGAGTTATCTATAAATGATACCGTTCCTGTTCCGTCTGTATTTAGACTTACAGAATAGTGAGTACTTAGAGTCTGTAGAGTGTCGTTTTTAAATACCTCTACTTCAGAAGTAGCATTGACCTGAAAGTTAAATGCATAAGAGGTTTGTCCAGTCGATGTAAACTGGGTTCTTCTGGCCGTCTCGTTTATTGCAAATGTAGCCATTATTCTCTTCTGCCTCTAAGTTTTATTTGCTCTTGTATCTCTTCAATTCTAGCATTTAATTCTGGATATTTCTCAAGAACCATCTGTTTTGCTGTTGTTTTTCTATCTGATAATATGCTATTTAAATCATCTATCTGGTCTTTAGGTAATAGGTCATCAAAGCCTGGAGCATCAATAGCGTCCTCCATTTCGTCTAGCATTGTGTCTCCGCCCATATCTTTACTATCATCATTTAAAAATTTTAAGTAATCGTAGTATTGATCGCTAGATAAAGCTACTCCTCCTATAAATGCCCTTGGCATAGACAGGCCTAATTGAAGCTGCAATAGCTTATCATCGACTTTGTTGTATCTTTCATTTTGTATTTTAAAAGGAGATATAATCCCGCCTTCTGGGCCTTTCATATCTTCTCCCCACAGGTTTAATCTAGGTTTTAAATTGTTATTATAGAAAGGGCTTCTTACAGTTGCATTGTTGTATACCTCATAAAATTTTCTAATATATAAGGGTATCTCGTACTCCTCTTCATCTAAGAGCAAACTGAAAAAGAAATTGTCTTTAGCGCTCTGTCTTTGTTCCTCTGTAAAGGTTTTATCATATAAGGTAGGATCTTGCATTTTAGTTAAATAATTATTAAACGTTCCTGTAGGTCCAGCTTCCATGAAAACGCCAACCGTTGCCCTTCCAACCTGTTCTGTAAGTTGCGCAACCACTCTTGCGGCAAGACCAGAAGGATCGCCTGATCCAGGGGATTCTAGTATTTTTCCTATATCAGATATAGCTTTCATGAAAGGTTGTGAGGCAATATAAGGGTATATTGCTTCTAGTGAAGCACTAGCTAAATCTAACATTTTGCCAGCAACAGTCTTATCTGCAAACTGATCTGGTCTCGACATCGCATAAGCCGTATCAGCTGATATAGCTAATATAGCAGATATAGGCTCAAACCTAGCGTAGCTAATAGATTTATAAGTGCCATCCTTTTGTTTAACATTAAAAGAGTAAGGCAACAAACCTTTTCTATAAAATGCGTCTCTTTCTGCTCTGTTAAAAGGTGCGTGTCCTGTTATATAGATATCATCATTTGGGTTCCCCCCATAAGCATAGCTGCCAAAATTATACATTATGGTAGTTCCTACCGATAACTTAGCTAGTGCAAGTTGCCTTGCTGATCCTCCTTTTTTTAAATCTGCGTAAAAACTTTTTGTGCCGAACGCAAGTGGAGATCGTTTAGCTGTTTCTAAATATATGTTTGTAATGGTTTTGTAAAAAGGAATAAACACTCTTGCAAGAGGATGATTGATACTGTTTTGTATTTTTTTTAAAAACCCGTCTGGAAGGTCGGCTTGGAATGTACCTTCTTCCATATTTTGTTTTGCTCTAGTTACTGTGTCGTTGTTTGGGTTTGTTACTGTTTTTGTATAAGCATCTTCTGCCGCTTCTTTTGTTCCTCCATTAGCTATGATTTCGTTTGCGTTTCTTTGTGCTATTCTCTCTATTTCCATTTTGTATAAAACGCCTTTTGCGTATTCATCTTCTGCTACCAAGAATCTTCCTGGCAATCTAAAATAACTGCCCATATATTCTAAACTGTCGCCAATAAAACTATCTCTATATTTTTCTGGAAGCAGTCTTTTGCCCATAGCGTTAGGCCTTCTTAAATCTAGTTTGGTAGTAGCAGCATCTCCTGTTTTAAGACCGTTCCAAAAATTAGCTGTGCCTAGCTTATGGCCTCTTTGTATACCTTTGATGGTAGCTAATACCTCGTTAAACTGTACCCCGTCTTTTGCAGAAAGCCCTGGTATTTTGTTGATTCCTGCCGCAACAGCTTGCTCTCCAATCCTAAGTACGTTAAATCCCAAGTTAGCTGACATATTAACAATGTGGGTTATAGGTGATGATAAAAGAGAGTTTACCCAAACCTCAGACCATGCATCTCCTAATCTTTTTACAAAACCATCGTTTGCAAACCTGCCTGCTTGATAAGGCTTCAAAGTTAGAAAACTATTAGCTATTTGTAAAAACTCTTTAGTGTCTCCTAGCCTTGCTTGTTTACCTAAAAATTCTATAAAATCTTCTGAAAAATCTGTATCTGGTTTATCGACATATTTTAGACTAGCTAATTTTCTAGCCGACATGGTAACGTCACCTGCGGTTCTGCTATACATAGTACCAAACAATCTTAAGGTCTGATAAAAATGTAATTGTTTTTCTTTTGATATATTGCCTTTGCTTTGTATCGCTTCTTTTGCCAAAGCAGCTAACCTTGTGTACAGTAGTTTAGTTTCAACGATACCTCTTAGTAGCATCTTGTTATCGTACGGAGGTTTGTTCCTCAACATGTATTGATATACGTCGTTTCTGCCTATAGAGGCAGCCTGTTTCATCATTTCATCAACAGTCATTTTTGAGCTTGTTGCTATTTCATCTAACTGTTTTGCAAAGGTTTTGTTTATAGCATCGCTAAAACCTTGAGTGCCTGTTGCTTCGTCTATGCTGTTAAAAAGATTTTGTAATGATTTTGTTTGAGTGCCGTCTATCTCAGACATTCCAACTTCATCAAAAAAATTATTAACTGATTTTATTTCATCTTCTGAAAAATCTTTAAATATTACGTTGCCAGTATCTTCTTCTACAAGAAAGTCTTTTTTTATTTCTGGTTTTAGTTCTTCTTGTTGTTTTAGACGCACCTCTTCAGGTGATAGGTCTTCATCTTTTTGCCCTCTAAGGGTAGTTTTTTTTGGTGGTCTAAGAGCTAACTGCTCTTCTTCAAAGTTGTCTTGTGATTCATCTATGACAACAGGATCTTCTTCTAGGTTTAGTGTGCTTTCATCTACTATGTCAGGTTCAGCTTGATCAAATATATCTTGAACAAATTCTTCTGTATTATTCTGTAGTTTCGGTGGAGTTAGGTTTTCTATTGCCATCAGTTGGCTCCCCCGTTATTTTGAAGCCTTGTCTCTTCAACGATGTCAGAAAGTTCTTCAATGCTTGCTCTTGTGTCATCGAAGAGTTTATCTCTGTAAGTTCCACTTTCTTTGAGTTTTTTAATGCCATCTTCAGTATTTATCTCTATCTCGTCATATCTACCACTATTAGCGGCCCCTAAATCTGCAACAGCTATTTGGTCACCAGCTTTTGCAATGGCCAAAGCCTCGTCGAGTGAATCGGTTACAACGACAGCATCTAAATAATATTTGCCATCATCTTCTAGCCAACCACCAGCGTGTACTCTGGTTTTCACCCCCATCTTATCATAGGCTTGATTTAGCTCAAATATGTTTTTAACCAGGTCCTGAGCCTCTTGATAAGAAAACTCTTTAGAGTCTTTAACAATTTCTAGCTTTTTCAATGGAGCTACACTATAGCCAGTAATAGGGCTAGGCTTACCATCTATAGAGTTAGTAAATCCGTCTGGGTTCTTTTTTATAAAATTATGTAGTTGCCCGCTCAATTGTGCTTTTACTACGTCTGTTGCTTGTTTTGCATCTTCGATAACTGTAGGATCAGTTCTGCTCCCAGCCTGTATGCTCTCGCCCTGTCCTTCAATGTCTTGAAGCTTGTTGACGAATTGTTCGATTTCGTCTGCTCGTTCGTTGAGTACTTTTGCATAGTCTCTTACCTCGTCTAAGTTTTTAATATTTGTTTTGCCGCCTCTTGGAATCATTTGATTGAAAGCCCATATTGCTGCTTGTCCTTCTTTTGGAGTAAATCTTAGTATGTTAGAAGCTTCTGTAATCATTTGTTTTACAGTTACTATGTCTACAGGTTTGGCTGCTTTTTCTGCTTTACTCCCAAAACCGAAGAAATATTGCAACATATGTCTATCTACTACAACCTCATCATCTGTGCCTGTTCTCATAGCTTCTACAAAATCTGGTATCTTGTTGCCACCAAAATAAGTTTCTATTCCAAAACTTGTTGTTGTTTTAGGAAGCCCCATTCTTTCTCTTAGAGTTTGTTTAGACGGTATGTCGCCAGTTTTTGCATCCATGACTCCTTCGAGTCTTTTTAGATTATCTACTACGGCAGGCACTAAAGGTAAGTCGTCTACCGTTCTAGCCGCATCTCCAATATCTGCCGCTGATCTTGCATTAGCAAAAGTTCCGTACTCTTTGAAATACTCATAGACCTTCAACGCCTTAGATATGTTTTCATCTACACTAGTGTTTTGTGATGTGATAGCTACTATTTCTTCAAACAAATCTGCATCATCTCCAAACAATTCTTTCATTTTAGGTTTGTGTCTAATGTACCAATCCTTGCCGCTTTTAGCTGTCGTCATTCCATCCAATACCTGTTGCATAGTAACGACTACCTCTGATGGTTTACCTTTTAAGAATGGATTTTCTGGTATCTCTGCTTTTCTTTCATATTCTAATAATTCTTTTTTAGTGTAAGTAATTTGTTTTAAATCATCTGGGGTTGTTGTTTTTTTGTTACCAAATGATCTAAACAAAGGAAGAGCAACCTCTACTAGTCCAGCCAGAGGAGAATCAGTTATTACTGCTTTAAATTTATCTTCAAACACATTGTGAGCTGTCAAATCCTTGTTTGGTGTTGCAAGATACACGAAAGTCATTTGAGCTAAGTTGTCTGCATTTTCTTGAGACAAAGCAAACAGATCTTTAAAAAAAGTTGCTAAGTTTGGATCGCCTTGCGTTTGTGCAGTCATTACTGTAGCTGATTCAGCTGCTAACGCTCTCATAACGCTAGGTCTAATTTTGTTAAACATATTGTAATAACCAACACCTGGTATACCGTATTGAATAAGGGGTTCTGATAAACCTCCCATAACAGTTTGTGTATCGCCTATACGATCGTAAATTTTGTTGTAAGCGTCGTCAAACTTTTTAAAACTTTCTTCATCGGCGATACCTGCTTGCACTAAACCAGAAAACATTAGTTGGCCAGCTCCTTGGATTAACTTTGCCCCGCCTCTTGCAGCTCCTATACCGACATCTACTATAGTGCTTCTAGTATCATCTTCAGCTTCTTTATCTTTTTGCATTTCAAACAAAGCTGATCTGTCCATCATTAAATCTGCGTCTGAGACTTGCATAATAGCTTTTAGTTTAGAGTTGTCTTTCATAATAAAACCTTGGCTGGATAATACAAATTCATCACTTTCTCTTGTGCCAATATGGTCTAAATATGCTTTTTCTAATTCGTCCATTTTATTTTCCCAAAATCTCCAAACGTTTTTCTAAAAAGCCAATAGCGTCTATGTATTGATTTACATCTACATTTCCACCTGGAATAAATTCAATTAAGGTAGTGTCGAAGAGAAGCCCCTCTTCTACAATTTGGTTCTCTAAATTTCCGCTTTTTGCAAGATCTCTTATCTCTTGTAGTTCTCTTAACACTTCACGTGTGCCTTCTTCTGTGTCTAGCAATTTGCTTATGTCAGATATACCTTGCGCTTCAATTGATCTAGTCAATCCTTCTCCACCAAACTGTCTAAAATACTTTGCCCAAGATTCCCTGCTTTTCAATAAACCTTGGTTTTTTATAAGAAGATTTTTGTTATCTGTTAGTTCTGCTTCCTGCTCTTGTTCTGCCGTAACATCTATAGCAATCCTATCGTACTCTTGTTTGATATCTGCTGGCCCTAACTCTGGATTGTCGTCTGCAAAAGTATAAATTTGTTCCATAATTTTTTCATATGTTCTTGTGCTTTCATCTGATCTTACTGACCTACCATCTTCAGCAATACCAAACCTTCTTTTTGCTATATTGTTTATAGTCGATATTTTAGCTTTTCTAGCTGTAGCAATGCCTTTTATAAGTTCGTTCGCTGTCTTAGATCCGATGACTTTGTCTCGTTCTAGTTTTCTTACAAGGTCCACTCTGAGCGTTCCGTTGAATAAACTTTTATCTAAAAACTCTTTTACATCATCTCTTAAAAATACTTCATTTTCTTGATCTTTAGCAAACCTATCTTCCATTTCTTTTGCTCTTGTAGGATCTATCTTAAACATTGTGTCTATAGTTTTTTGCGCAGCTACTCTGTCGTTTTCTACTGCTGCTGTTGCATAGTCTGTTTCAAGATTATCAACAGTATCTGCTAATATAGCGTCATCTGCTTTTTGTTTATCCTCTGCGTCTTTTATAAAAGTTTGTCTGTATTCTCTGGCTTGTTTTTTTAAATCTTGTTTTTCTTCAAAACTCAACGTGTCGTACATAAGTTTTGCGCTTGTGTTTGTTCCGAAATCTTCACGAAGTATTCTATTTACTTTTTTGTTGACGGTTTCGGGACTGTCTAAGTTTTTGTCAGACTCTATCATTTCTTGAAAAATTTTATTTTTTTTAGCTTTCTTGTAAGCTGCATCTAGATTGTTAACAAATGTTTTCATCTCTTCTGCTGTAAAATACTTTTCTACTTCGCTAACAAGTGTGTTTTTCATGGTTTCATATTTTTCATCAACAGATATGTTTTGCACGTCTCCGTTTTCATCTATTATTTGACTAAAGTATGTACCTTCAAACATATCTCCTATGTTGTTTATTTTGTCTTGTGAGTATTTAATGTATCTAGATTTTTGTATTCTTTTATGATCTTTAACTCTTGCATCTAATATTGTTGAATATTTAGCAGCTGAAGTAGTTGCTAGTTTGCTTTTTAAAACGACAGCTGTTTCTGGATCTACATCAGCAAGAGCATCTACATAACCATTTACTAAAGCGTTGAATTGTAATTCTACTAGCTCTAAAGGCTTGTCGTTTATTAATGCTTCTGCTTTCAAACCATTTAACTGGCCTTCTGCTTTTACAGCAAGATCTGTTGCCAGTATGTTTGCTTGTACTGCTTTTACTTTTTTACCATAAGTTGTAAAGTCATTGCCATCTAACATGTTGGCCCTTTCTTCTGGGTTTGCGTTTAAATAATCAGCAGTAGATATTGGGTTATCAACAGCAAACTTGAGTCCCTCTTCTTGCATGTCTTCATCTAGCTCTTTAGTAGCAAAATTGAACATGCCGTCTAAGTCTCTTTCTAGTTGCGTAAACATCTGGGTTTGTACTTGAAACTGCGCACCCGTACCTTGTAAACTAGGAATGTTTACTGATCTTATCAACCCACCTCTGTTAACTTTTCTAACCACTTCCTGTTATGTCTCCTGTCTGTGGGGACTGCTTGGGAGTAAGGCCTCCTGTTGCTCCTATCGTGCCTATGTCCGTCCCAAGAGAAAACAAAGCTTTGTAGATTCCAGCTTTAGCTGCTTGTTTACCTGCTGCTTTTAAATTACCAAACTCTATTATCCCCAGGTTTTGTATAACTTCTTGGTTAAGAGCTGCTGTGTTGAAATCTTCTATACCAGATCTAACTGTAATTATTTGTGCTAGTTTATTTGTGCCTTCGCTTACAAGAAACCCGCTCGATGCTCCTTTAGCTATAATAGTTGATAATATCTTATTACTTTCTTCTAAAGCCTCTACTCCTTGTTCTTTAGCTTGTATTTCTTCTGACTTGTATCTAAGTCTAGACTGGTCAGCTTGTGCATCATAATAAGCTTTTTGCGACATGCCTGCTTGATATGTAGAGTAAGCTTTACCAACCGCTGCTACTACTGCTAAGATTGCAAAAGGGTTCATTCTATTGTCCTACGCTAACTTTGTATTCAACACCAAGTAAAGTAAAAAACAAAGGCTCTGTTTGAGAAAAAGTCATTTGTCCCTCTCTGTCGTAGCCTAGCATAGGTTTTCTTCTTTTCTTGCCCGTATAGAATTGACCGCTAGTAAATGTAAAATCATTGCCGTTTAATGATAAGTTTTGAGAAAGATACATCAAAGCGGTTGCTTCTATAATTCTTTTCTTTTGTGCTACAGTATTTCCGCTAGGCAGTTTTAGTTCTAGCGGCATTGTTTTTATTGTAGGAGTATAATCAATACCTACCTCAACATATGTAGACGGCACCGAATCTAATGTTATAGCACCAGAGCTTACTGTTTTATCTGTTTGCATAGCATCGTCTGCAATGACCTTTACTGTTTGGCCCTCTAAATGCGAAAGACCAGAAAGACTTGTTGAGCTAGGCTTGGTGCCTCCAGAAAATAAAATACAGCTATCTGTAGTGTTGTCATCGTTGAAACATTCTACATAATATTTAGTGCCGCTGTTTATTGTTCTTTTTACAACAAAGTATATTTGGTCTACATCGACAGCCACCCTTTGAAACTCTCCACTTGCACCAGTAGTCGAAAGACTAGGGGCAATGACATTTTGTCCTCTTAATATAGAATATGTAGCTAATGATCCGTCTGTGCTATTTACAAGAAGTAACAGGTCTCCATCTGTAGTTGATGTGGCCTTTCTAAGAGCCATATCTACGGGAGACTTTAGCAAGTGAGAAGATAATAAAGATATATTATTTGATATGTAAGAAAGCTCAACATCACTAAATAAAAACTCTCTTAAAGATTTACCAGCACGTTGCACAAATAGTGTGCCACTTTCAGCACCTACAGGTTTGATTCCCTCTAGTGATCCTCTTCTGGTTGCACCATTAACAACCACGTTGCTAGGGGTTATAGGATCAAGCGTAGACTGCGGTAAGAAAAACTCTCCACCTTTTGTAAACACCTGTAGATCTCTACCAGAAAACATTCCTGTGATTGCGTTGGTACTATCGGTTCCAAGCGTTACGTCTATAGCATCATCGTCAAGCCCTTCACCAGGGTTGAAATCAAAAAACCTAGCTACTCTTGAAGCAAAAATAGTATTCGGTCTAGTTTTTGATCCTCCAAAATATAATCTGCCTTCATGAAAAGTTACGGTTCTTGGGTAGCCTCTCGACTCTGACCATGCTACTTCATAACCTGTTTCAATAAATGACGAGCCAGAAGCTAGGGCTGTAGTGCTAAAAAAAGGTATTTGCACTATTGCTTCGACTACGGTTGCAGAAACAAACCTTGTAATTCTTGCACGCCCTATACCGTCATTTGCCTCAACAAATTGGTTGACGTGGCTCGATGTAAAAACACTACCGCCTGCTGTTAGCGTAATGTTTCCGTCTACAGCAGATGGTGTTAGCGTTTGGTTTATGGTTGTGTTACCTAATGTAAATGCATGGAAGGGAGTGTATTCAAAAGCTATCTTTTCTGCTGACCAAGTAGTATCACCTGTTCTTGTAATTTTTACAGGAGGTCTATCTTCTTGTACAGTTATTAGAGTATCGGCTGATTGTGTAAAATCCATTTTATCTAGTTTTGCAGAAGCGAACAGCCCTGTTACTCCATCGCTTATACCAAGAACCCCGCTCAAATCTAGATAATTATTACCACTACTGTTGATATTAGTTTGCAAAACTTTATCTTTAAATATGTACATCCTTTCGTTTACAAACAAAAGCATGTAGCTATCTGTTGTTGAAAACTCAAAAGGCACTAGTTTCATACCGCTTTGCGGATTGGTAGCGCTAGGTATCTCAAATAAAAACTGTAAGCCAGGCCTTCTCTCTGCTCCTCCTTGTGGTTGTATGAGTACGTTCCTTGCTTCTTCTAAGGCATTGTAATATTGATTAATATCAATACGTGATTTTAACAAAGGATCAAGCTCCCCTGTTGTAAAATTAGATTGTATGGTTGTAGCCCTTGTCATTGCCTAACATCTGTTAAAGGAAAATCTACTATTGCATAATTAGGTTTGCCTCTTCCGTCAATGTTAGCAGCTTGCCTAAAATATCCGCCTCTTCCATTTTCTGGAGCAGTACCAACAGCTACTTGCCTCCAATAATCTGATTTGTTTATTTGATCTGTTACTGGCTCTGCTAAATGCCAAGCCAACATATAAACTAAAAGCTGAACAAAATAAGAAGGCATCAAGCCCTCTGTAATAATACTTGATACATAATCTACATAAATTTTTTCTTCATTCGTTGCAATGGCTGGGCCAGAGTCTGTGTATATTAGTTCATAGCTTTGTATTGGTAATATACTTGTAGCACTTGAATTATAGACTTGAACCGCTGTGCCAGTTAGCGCTGTAGATGGCAAATCATATTGGTAGCTCCATTCGTTTACAGGAACGGTTGTTGATCTAGTTAGTTCTTGTTTTACGATAGCAAAAGACCAAGGATACATAGACAAGGTCTGTCTTTTTATGGTTTCGTAGATATTGTTACAAACTGTAGAAGCGTCGTTAGTTGTATCCGTAAAGCTTGCTATTGTATCAGATCCTAGCAGCAATAGTGCTTGGTTGCATATAGTAACGTTTGTATCTCCAGCTGCCATAATATCTCCTCTGTAGCCCCCTGTGTCAAGGGTAGAAAACACAGGGGGGTACATTTAGTGGTTAGTCACTATCTGTCGCACTAATGGCTGTGCCATCGCCAACATCCACAACAGTACCCGTATTGGATACTACAGGATGTAAGCTATAAGTACGAGTTCCACCTGTTGAGGCGTGGACATAAATCAGGTCTCCTACTTTGAGTAGACCAGCTGCGCTATTAAAATAGCCTTCAGCGTCGATTGCTGTCTTTGCATCAGTAGATGTATAGCTCCACATCTGAGGAGCGTTTCCAGCTTTGGATTGTCCGCCTATTGGTTGTAGGCCAGTTGAATCATATGCCATTATTTATACTCCTATTCTTCACAAGTTATTTTTACTATGCCTTCGTCGTCAATAGCAACGGCACCAGCACTAAACATTGAATTAACTAAGAAAGATGTCTTTTCAGGGACATAGTTGATCTCAGTTTTTTGGTTCATGTTTATTGCCATACCGCAAGCGCTGCGATGAAAAGCAAAGATTGTTCTGTCGCTAGATGAAAGAGGTAATCCGCCTTCGTCTCTGTCTCCTAGTACATAGAAGTTGAAACCTAAGAAAGTGTTTATCTCTCCACTAACCAACGCCTTAATTGATGCAAAATCACCAGATACAGCTCTTTCATCACCTAGTAAACCAGATAATGAGTTTGCGTGTACCACAATGTGTCTGTCATCAAACGGAACGTTTTTAGCATCAAGCGCTTTTTTAGCAGCGATTAGCTTACCAACGTTCAAGTTTGATGCAGCAGCAGAACCAGTTGTAACAACGGTTTTTGCTACAGTTGACGGTGATGAAGCAGCGTCTAAAGCATCTATAATTAATTGATCCATTCTTCTACCGATAGCCTTTGATACTACCTGTACAAGCTCAGAACGCTCGTCAAAGTTGACCTTTGCTTGATGAAATATATCGCTATATTCAGCCGCATTAAAATCACTCATTGTTGCCGTTACTTGAGAGTACGTAACATTAAGTGGCGTTACATCCGTTTGTGGGATGCGAGTTGTAGCGGATCCTTTACCAAGTTTAGGAAACTTATATGTGTTGCCTTGTACACCTTGTCTGAGTCTCACACAGTTTAAGATAGAGCTTTCACCCTGATAAGCTTGCTTTACTTCAGCGTCAAAAAGCGTAACAAAAGCATTTGTAATTGATTGTGCCATACAAATATCTCCTTTGTATTGTTAAACAAATTTCTCTTGCAGTTATCTGGATTCGCCCAGGCTGACGTTGTGTACTTTCACACATGCCAGAAGGCCATGAATGGTTATCTTCCCCTTGAATATAAACTTTTTAATTTAAAAAATCAAATAAAACTAGATAACACCTGTACTCGTCGCTTCGCCAGGAAATAGTCTTTCAGCTATTTTTGCAACCTTTTCTCTGTAAATAGGATCTTCTTTATATTCTTTTGATCCAACCATAGCGTAAAACTCCTCTTTGCTAGGCAATCCATCCGTATTGACAGGAGCTGTAGGTATATCATAGCCTTCATAATATTTTCTTAATTTAGTTATGACATTTATTCCTTCTGCCGTAGCTGCTAAAACCTCTATTTCTTTGACATCGTCTTTGCCTAAAACGCCTTTATCTACTAACCCGCTTACCCAGCCAGCTGTTCCTTTTACTATATCTGAACCATTTGGCCCTAATTTAGCTAGCTCTGCTTTTTCATCAATAGTTTCAGAAGCTGCCTGCTGTTCAGACAATTCAAGAAATGTGCCTACTAGAGTGTCCACAGCTTCTTGAGTTGGTTTGTGTTCTTGAATCCATCCTGTAACAAACTGTTTTAGAGGATCATCATCTTCAACGTCATCTAATAAACTAAAGTCATATTCTTTTGGAGCTTTGTGCTTGCCCATAGAAAACTGTTTTTGAATCTCGTTGTATGAGTCTGATAGCTTTTGTTGGTCTACCTTGCCAGTTTCTTTATCAATAAATTTCTGTGCTATGTTTGTTGGTAACTCAACAATGTTATCTTCGTCCTTTATCTGTGTTTCTTCTTCAGTTTTGTGCGCTATCTCCTCTGGTGCTTGCTCTACTGGTTCTTGTGCAGATGCTTCAGCATTAGCGTTTGCTAATAAACCTTCTGGTCTTTCTTCTTCTTGATCTTGTGTAACTGTTTCGTTCATGATTTAGCCCTCTCTATTCTTTGGTTTATTTCTCTTATTATGCTGTTTTGGCCTTCTCTAGCATACCCGTATGAGTTATCAAACCCAGGTATCCATGTCGGCTGTTCCAGCGTTTTGTGCATCAAATACGTTAAAACTTTTCTGCCTTCCTCTGATTCAAAGGTTCTAGCAAAAGCCTTGTCTAATTCTACTTGGTTGTCTTTAGGTTTTGTTTTTCTTTTTTCTTCTAGATCTAAGACCTGTATACCTTCCCATCCAGCTGTCATGCTTTAGCCTCCTCTGTCAATGCTTCTTCTGGCTGTTGCACTTCTGGAGCTGGCTGTTCCATCTGCTCCATTAGACCACCCGATAGGTTTGCGGTAGCCATTGCTTGTTGGACTATTTGTTCTTTTTCTTCTGGTGTGTTTCTTAATGATGCTGGTACCCCAAACTTGTCAGCAATAAATGAGGCTACTTCGTCAGGTTTTAGTTCAGCAACACCTCCAGGCCCAAGAGTATTAGCTATTTGTACAAACTGCATTACCTCGTTTACCTCTTCTAGGTTTTGAGCTTTTGCTAGGGGAGACACAGGAGTAACTTTTACTTGCAGACCATTGACCTTCAAAGGCATCTGTATCAAGCCTTTCTCATCCATGATATGTAGTGTTTTAGCTACTATAGGCACCATCGTTTCTGTTATGAGTCTACCAAAAGCAGCTCCCATATTTTGAGCTAGTTCTTTCATTCTTTCTACGATCTCTGTTGCTGACCTAGCTGACATATTGTCAGGTGGCAATGTATCATCTAGCATGGTTTTTTTAATATTCATTCTAAGATCATTGATGACAATTTGAGACACGTTGAAGTCTCCAGATCTTGGTAAAGGTGCAAGCGAAGCGCCTTGTGGCCCACCGTTTCTTGCTACAGGTATGATTGATCCTGGTGATATCCTAATGTTCGATGGGTTTATTACGCCATCATCTGCTGCTGTATAAACGCCAGCGCAAGCAATAGATGCATTTTTAAGCAATAGCTCTAATGTTTTGTTGAGAGTTTTGATATCAGGTAGCGCAGAGACTAGAGGGCCTCTGCCGAATACTTCACCTGGCAGCTTCATGTATCTTGCAACGATCCATGGCGACTGCTTCATTCTTCTAAAAACTAGTTCTTCGGCAGTCTTTTCATAGATGACATGGTAGCAATAGTCACCTCTGTCTGTGTCTACAATAACAGATTCCAAAAGTTCTACCATTTCAGATGGTTTGTTTTCTATAATCTTTTGTATGCTGCCTGGTATTTCTGCATCTGGAAATGTTCTTGATATTGCTTCTGCTCTAATTTTGTATTTTCTATAAACATTATCTACTGTGCCATAAGGGCCTTCTTCTAAAGCTAGCAAGTATTGGGGAACAGGTGTAAACCTTATAGGTGTAGTATCGTCACCTGGTTGTATCAACATTGCTGCTGTGCCAACAGATAGATCCAGCAAAAACTCTCCCATGGCTAAATCAAAGTTGCTTTGTCTTAAAATACTAAACATTTTTTCGTTATATAAATCTAAAGCTTTTTGTGTGTTGACACGAAACTTTTCTGGTATTTCGTTTCCTGGCTCTAACCTACACCATTTTTTTACAGGTGGGAAAAGGCCTGACTGTATTCTATTAGCAAATCTTTGCGTGGAGTGAATCGCTGTAGAATCGAACACCATGTTCATTTTATCCTGGCCAGGTACATTTCCTTCGTAATATCCTTCGTATAGATTTCTTTGTGGTAGGGCGTACCTATAGCAGTCCTCGTAGATTGTTCTCCACAAGTCTTTTCTTGCAAAAGCTTTTTTTGCTCTATCTAGCGCTTGTCTTGGAGTAAGCTGTTTCATGTTTTTTTATGCCTGTTTGCAAAGTTCCTAGCACTCTCTTTACTACGAAAACCCCATGCTTTCAATGCTAATAGTAGCCTAGTTGGCTCGCCCTTGCTATCTCTTTCTTTCCCAGTCATACCGCCGAAACGTGCAGCAAAAGAAACTCTTCTAGGATTTGTGCCTGTCTTGATAGGCGATTTTAAATTAGATCCTTCTGTTTTTTTGAAATGATCTCTGCCAGCCTGATTCAGACCTCCCTTGGGATTTTGAAACTTCTTGGCTACCACTATCCTTTATTCTTTTTTGCAGCAGCTATGACATCACCCCTAGTTATTTTATTGGGATCTCCGTACATAGAAGCTAGATCAGAATCACTTTTTTTTTTAGTCTTTTTCTTTTTCTTCATTTTATACATATAGCCTGGCATATTACCTCCTATCCTTTTCTTGTTAAATCTTTGTCTGCTTTTCTGGCCCCGCCCTTACCTGTAACAAAACTTCTAACCCTACCCATAGCCCAAGCGTGTGCAGATACATTACGAGAACCGCTAGAATAATAAGCTCCTAATCCTCGTTTGTAAACTTTGTTAAGGGTTGATGTACTAAATTTACTTGTATAACTACTTGGAAACTTAGGCATTGGCTCTCCGTTTTGATATATCGTCCATCATGGCCGCAGTTAATAATCCTTTTTTATATAATCTTCTTGTTCTCAAAATCTCTGCCTCTTTGGCCTTGGGATTTTTTGCACCAGCTAAATATTTCAAAGGCACGCCCTTGTCAGTCTTAGCCACTTTCTTAAATTTTCTTCTCACTAGCTAGGCTTTCTGTGTCTTGGGTTTCTAATATATTTTTGTTCGTGATGATCCATATTTTATCCAAGTGTACTGTTTCTATCTCTAGGGTTTCTTATAGGAGAATAATCAGCTCCAGATGCAGCAATGTTGCCAGTTCCTCCTATCAAAGACCTTGATGCCACTCTACGTGAACGTCTAGTCACTCTTCTAGTAACATCTTTTTTATCAGCTTCTGTTTTTTTAGAAATGTCTGTTTTAGCAGCAATCTCTTCTCTTGTATCTGCTGATCGAGCGGGAGGGCTGCTGCTGCCACCACCGCCGCCAGTCACGACCTTTATTGCTCTAACTGGTGCGTTTACAGCCTTCCTAATAATTTTTGATACTGATCCTCCCATTAGGTTATCCTCCTTTCGTCTTCATATGGGTTTCTTATTGATTCGTTGCCAGCTAAGTCTGTGCCTACTCCAAGAGCTGGAGCCTTTCTATCTTGTGAGTATAAAAGCCTAGCGCTTCTTCTTCTAGCTCTAGCGCTTGCTGACGTTTTTCTTAATTCTTTTTTTTCTCTATCGTCAGCTCTTCTCTCTCTTTCATCAAGAGCAGCGTCTGTTGCCGCCATCTGAGGAGGCGGAGTGTATTTCGGTGTTTTAAAAAGTCCCGACATATTACCTCGCAAATATTCTACTATACATTATCATATCTTTTTTATCGTATGTATAGCTTTTTAGAAGGCCTTCTTTTTGAAACTTCATAGCTCTTATCCACTTTAGTGCAACAAGGTTTGCAGCATCTACTGTTACGTGTATCCTATGTAGATCTAACTCTTTTGCAATCTCTTCCATAAAATTTAAAGATCCTTTGTGGAAAGGAATCCTCCATTGTTTTATTTTATTGACATCTGGAAGTAACCAACATTCAGCTACATGAGGCCATTGCTCTACAACACCAAAACAAACGATTGGCTCACCGTTGTCAAGAATTGTAAAAGCTGCACCTTGGTTTCTTGCACATTCTAAATATTCTTTGTAGTGTGGGATCTCCTGTAGGCTTCGCTTGTCCATATCACCAAGCTGCATCATGTTGAGAAAAAAACCTTCAAAGTTAACAGCTGTCAACCCTTCTACGCTTTGGATTCCTAAAACTTCTTCAAGTCTGTCGAGGTTCATGCAAATACATCAAAGTCCGTCTTAGCAATAGTTTGCCTGAATTTAGCATTATGCCCTCTGGTCAACGCCTTGTGTTCACCACCTCCAAGCATAAGATACATAAAAGCATCGCCTATGTGAGAGTGTTCATTTTTGTTGGGACTGTCTTTGTATCTTTCTCCGCCTGATATCTGTATCCTTCTGAAATGATATCCTCCAGCTAGTGACTTTCTTAGTCTTTTACATTTCTTGTCAACCAAAAGGCCTGGCTTGCCTTGTATCAATCTGTTCATAGGCATAGCTCCTGCCTCTCTTCTAACTCTAAAATCGTTAGTTGCGGTTGGCCTTGCTGATAAACCAATAGATCTTAGATGATCAAATGCTGTAACTTCGTAGATCTCGTCTCTTTTTTGACCTGCTGGATCGCCCCATATCATGACATCATACTTGGGAAACTTTTGTGCTAGCTCTGTTTTGAGCAAGGTCCCAAACCTTTCTAAACCCATGTCAAACGTAACAAGTTCATCTAAGACAACCCATCTGCCGTTTGACAGTCTTTGGCCAAATACAGCTGCTGGTGTCAAACCAAAGTCAACGCCTACCTGTATAGGGTATTGTGGATCAGGCTCTAGGGTGTCTTGAGCCATAATGTTGTCGTCATACTCAGAAATGACAGGCTTGCCTTCTTGCACATAGGTGTACAAGCCCTGTGCATAGCAACGAATCCAGTCAATATTTTTACCAAGAAGGGTTTGCTCGTAGTACCCATTGGGCAGATTGGCTTTGTTTTCTGTGTTTGGGTTGACCATCCACCACTTGTTAGCGCTAAATACAAACCCGTTTGCTTCTGGGTTTTCTGGTAGATCGTCTTTTTTATACTCTTCGACAGCGCCAGGTTGTTTAAAAAACTTCCAAGCATAGCGCCCTCTCATCTTTTCTTTTTCTGCTAGTCGATACCACCAATGGTCGTCGTCCATAGGGTTTGTGTCCATAATGATCCCACGCCACGGTTTTGCCCCTCCATCGGATAGTGTGGGGTATCTGCCTACCCTGTGCGTCAAACCGTCTATAACGGCCTTAGGAAGCTCTCTAGCCTCGTTTACCCAGGCACCCGTCAATTCCATTGATAAAAGTTTCCTAACGTCTTTTGGCTGGTCTAGGGCTAAAAATATAACCTCGCAGTCGATTCCAGGCGCTCCGTCTCTAGATGGTAGTTTGATATGGTGTGTTAGAGGCGGAGACCACCTGAAAGCGCCCCAAATATTCTCAGGGAATAATTCTTGCCAAGTCTTAATGGTGGTTGTTCTAAGCTCTGGATATGAGTTTCTGACAACAACAAACCTGCTGTATTTGATACCGTCTCTAGGACTAGCCACTTGTGATACTGCTTTGAGCATAATCTCTGCTGCACAAGCATAAGACTTGCCAGATCCTACAGGCCCCATAATACCTCTTACAAAAGACTTATCTTGCAGAAACTTCCAAACCATAGGAGATCCTGAGAAGTTAAGTTTGAGGTTGGTTATAGCGTCATTCATAGTTTTCTAATTCTTCAAATGATGATACTGTGCTTTCATAGTTTCTTAGGTTTTCAAACAAGCTTTGTATCCTTGTTTTATCAATCGTGCCTTGTCCTGATATTATTCTTCGGTATTTTTGTAATGGGAATCCTGTCACTCTTGCCCCGTCTTTGTCTGGAATCCTATTTTTTAGAATCAATTTTAGCGCTGTAGCCTGTTCGTCAGCTGTCAGCTTTCTCGTCCATTTGTCTGCCATCTGGCCCCTGCATTACGATACCGACAACACTTGGTTTGTCCATATCTTCTTGTTGTTCTAATAATCCTGATGCTTTGGCTAATATTCTAAGTACTGCTACCTTATCATGCAGTTCGACTTCCATTTGAGGCCCCGCTGATGTTTGTACCAATTTTATTTTTTTTATAGCCTTAATGGCTGCTTCTGGAATATCTTTCGGATCTTTTACCGTCATTGTACCTAATTCTGTCCAATGCACAATGTCTGTAATATTGGCCCTTGCAACATCCAAGAGTTCTTGAGCCACCCCGTCTTTGTTTTGTTCTATGATCTCAGATTTCTGAATCCTACGCTGGACAACCCTTACTCCGCCAAATCTATCTAGCGGAGGCTTGGTTATCCTTTTTTTAGCTGTAGTTTTTTTCATTCAAAAGGGTTACCGCTGTTTTCTTCTACGTTGTTAAATACACGCATAAAAGCCATTTGATCACCCTTATTGTATTTTGCTTGCTCTGATCTTTTGTAAAGCTTGATGTCAGATGCTCCAGGAACAGGAATTGCGCAGCCTTTTTCTTTATCCCAGTCTGAACCAGGCCATATTTCTATTACTAGCTCAGTTCCTTTGGCAATATTGAGATCTTTCATGATCCTAAACTGCCTATTACTAAATTTTGGACCTGCCATGTTTTATACCTCTTAGTTTATTTCCTGGCTCTAGTATACCATTTCATGAAAAAATGACCAAAAAATTGTGTAAAAGGCCCCTATATATATACCGCAGGGGGAGGGGGAAGGGGTATATTTTATAAAATAAGTATTTCCGCAATCCCCAGGCGTGTATAAACTGCATACGAACCTTAACGCTTTATACGCTTGAGTCCCCTGCCTAGCTTTTTAAGCATAGCTTCTGCCCTTTGTGCCTTGTCGTTCTTGTCCTGTTTGAACAATGCATCCTTGAAGAATACTACAGACTTAGGGCTATCCAGGTTATTGCTACGTCTCCACAGCATTACATGTCTCATTCTCTTTACAGCATACTCAGGATCAAGGCCTTGCTCCAACCATCCTGCAACAATCTTGATATGTTTCTCATCGTACACACGTACTTGTCCGTATATCTCTTCAGACAAACGTACGAATTTATTCAAAAGGTTTCGCCCTATAGTATATATATCATTGTTAGTTATGTTGTTATGTATGTACTCTGGGTGCATATCTGAATATGCATTAGGATGCATAACTTCCTTGTTCTCAATAGGTTTATTACTCTGTTTGGTTGGTGTCTTCTTTACCTTTGCTTTTGGATCATTGAGTGGGCCAGCTGGAATCTCAGGCTTCTCCTCAAAGGATCTGTCTTGTACTGTAGCAATTGCTGCTGCATCTGCCTCTACAATCTCAGGATCAAACACCATGAAGTATTTGTTGCCCTTCAGTCCTGGATGTTTCCTAGCATATCGAATGTAGTCCCATTGGATCAATCGCTTGATATGTCTGGATACAGTTGATTGACATAAGTGTAAGTCTCTAGCTATGGTGGATTGATTGGGCCAGCAAACGCCCTGCCTTGATGTGTAGTTCCCAAGTGCTGCCAATACTCTGAATACAGAGGGATGGTCTTTGAATCGTGGATCTACTATTGCTCTTTGTGGTAGTACACAGAAATGACCAGGTGTCTTGCCCTTGCCGTAGTCTACCCTGTTGTCGTCTTTCATTTTATTTCTCCATGTTATTTCGTCTTATTTCAGTTATGCATCAATAGTGCATAATTAGTTGTTGACAATATCAAACTGTTCCTGTATTGTAAATGGTGAACGGGTGTTATCTGTTCAATGAAATAAAATAGGAGAAACAAGATGAAGAGAGAAGACGCACAATATCCAATGAACATTCATGGAGAGATCATGAAAGATTGGAAAACAACAACAGGATCACTCTATGATCCACACAATGTTTCACGTGAAACGATCAATCAGTTGCTTGAAGAAAGAAATAGACTGACTTTTGCATACACTCAAAGCAAGAGAAATAAAACAAGGCTAGGCAATATCAACAAACAGATCTATCAAATAGATTTAGCTTTGGCTGATCTTGGCTATGAAGAGAAAGCTCACGGCTTTATAGACTAATGCAAGGAGAAAACAATATGATAATCAAAAAGAATGTTGCTTGGAAGGACGTACTTCCTAAATCATGCCAAGAGGAAATGATAAGAAATGTAATTGACTCATCGCCTTGTGGTTGTTCTAGAGAGCAAGCGCTAGGTGATCTAGAAGTTGACACATATGACTTAGTTTACGAGCGTGATATGAAAATGCATAAGTCTAAACTCACTTGGGTTGGCAGTCGTGCAGGTGCAGACTCAATCATCCCAAACGGTAACTCCGAACTCATTCGTGAGTTAATGGGCTGGGAAGAGGTATAACATGCATCAAGTAAAAGTAAATAAGTATTACCACGGTATGTTGTCTGTAAGAGACTATGACTGTGAGAAGGCCATGAAGATGGGCGGACTACAGATCATACACAAAGGTAAGATTGTATTGGAGGTTGGCCCAGCATCGCTGGGTTCAGCCCTGATCAACAATAAAAACAAACCAACAAAATCTAAGTTTCCGCCGTACAAAACGTACAGATTGGTTGACTTTAGATTCACACAAAAACAAGAAGCTGGAGAACAGCAGGAGTTATTATGACAGAGTCAGAAGCATACGAGGCGCTACATCTGCTAAACACAGGTATGTGGTTACAGCTCGAAGGATATACAGGTAGATACATTGCAAGTCTCAAGGAAGCTGGTCTGTTCGTCATTGATGAAGAGGCTACGAGCGAGCAAGGCGCTACCGTATTTCAGGATGGATATGGCAGAACCATTGCACAACCAAAGTACAAGATTGACAATGATGTTTTAGTTGACATGCGTACACCTAGCATGTAATACTGAAATAGCATTGAATGGGTGGACAGGTTCCTAATGGCTGGTTTCCTGTCTGCCTCTAACGAGAGGAAATAAAATAATGAAACACGTAATAGCACTAGTAAGAGTCAGCACAGACAAACAAGACGTAGCCAACCAAAGGTTTGCTATACAACAAAAATACAAAGATCATGACATTCTCTGGTTCGAGGAAGAGGGTATCTCTGGAGCTACAAGATTCAGAAACAGGCCCGTGTTGCTTGATGCAATCAAGACAGCAAAAAGACTCAAAGCACCGTTTGTTGTGTATTCATCTAGCCGTATTGGCCGTACTTACGAAGTTGGCCAGTTTCTAGAAGACAATCAGTCCATGAAAATAGACATGCTTGACAGCCCAGATCTTGATCAAAAGCTTGCAGGTTTCAAAATTGCCATGGACAGAATGGAAAGGTTGCAGATATCAGAGCGTACTAAGGCTGCATTAGCCCGTATAAAGGCTGAAAACAGCAAAAAGCTGGGCAACCCTACCAATCTACTGTTAGCGGGTGAAAATGGCCGTAAAAAGCAAATACAAAACGCTGATGGGTTTGCCAAAGATATGCTATGCATTATCCAAGGTATCAAACAGGCGGGCATCGTATCTCTCAGAGGGATAGCTGATGCTCTAAATAAACGTGGTGTCAAGACTTGGAATGACAAAGCTTGGTACCCAACAACAGTAAAAAATCTACTAGCGAGGACATAATGAGTGATCAAATAAAAATGGTATCTAAGGTTTCGGCATTGTTCGACATCATGTGTGAAGGCGACAAGCAGAATCCAAAAGATAGAGAGGCAGTTATCGAGAGAAGGGCTAGGTTCTACAAAACCGTGCCAGGTCTCATCTGGCCAGAGGACTGGGACAGCCTTGATATTGAAGAGAAAGAAAGACGCATCAATGCTCTAGATAAATTTGGATTGGAGATAGACGATGAGTGACACAGGTAGACTTACCTCTTTCGCACGTAAGGAGCTAGGCGCTAGCAATATAGGTACAATTATCATGGGGGAGGGGTTTCTCACCCCCAACGATATACTGAAAGCAGCGGTCTCAGAATCTTCGGGCATGGAGATTGAGCAAGTTGACAACCCCAAGGTTATTGCTGGTAAAGCATTAGAAGATCCTATTGCACAGTTATTTAGGAGTGCTTTCGAGAAGCAGATAGCTAGCAAGGTTGTTTTGATACAACCCAGAAAGGCGTATATCCATGAGCTATCTAACGGCAAGCTTGGATCAAGCATAGACAGAATGCTTGTGCTTGATAAAACTTATGATGTGACAGACAGCTCTAACAAAAACTGGAGCCTTGGTCCAGGTGAGGTAGTTGTAGAGATAAAAAACTTTTCAGGTCATCAAGACAGCCCAATCAGGCCAGCCTATCTTTATCAGCTGCAACAGCAGATGCTCTGCTGTAAGGCCAAGGTAGGTATATTAGTGCGTCTAGTCAACGGCTGGGATCTACAATGGTTTGTCTTCGAGCGTGACGAACAGATGATTGAGGACATAGAAAATGCTGGCACAGACTTTTGGAATAGGTTCGACGGAGTCATTGACAACAAGGACTTTTGGTACGATCCGCATGACACAAAAGAAGCGAGTAAGCTTTACAAAGGTAATCAATTAAAAGAGGTAGTCGACATGGGTAACAATGACGATCTCAAACCCTTGATTGAGAAGTTTGTAAAAGCGAGAGACGAGGAGAAGCTTGCGAAGATAAGAAAAGATGAAGCGTCATTGCAGATAAAAATGCACATGAAAGATGTGGAGCTTGCCTCTTATCAGGGCTACCTACTCAGACATACAACAAGTAAAAGACAGAAAACAAAAGTAATAAAAATACCTGATCAATACACAGAGACCAGAGTATTTTCGATAAAGGAGAGTTAAAATGACACAAAAAAAAGAAACTAAAAACTTATATCAAAAGCTTCATGCAGTTATGGGTGGATGTAAAAAGCTCATCAAGCAAGAAGGAGGCGGGTTGCCGTACAAATCTGTAACCCACAACATGGTATCAACACAAATTAAACAACAGTTCAAGGAGCATGGGTTGATCTTCATCCCAATATGTAAGTCTAGTTCAAAAGACGGAAACATACATAGCGTTACTGTTGCTTGTGAAATAATAGATATTGACAGCGGAGATAAGCTACCAATCGGAGATTTCCCTGGATCAGGTATAGATAGCCAAGACAAAGGATATGGCAAGGCTCTGTCTTACGCTTTCAAATATCTGTTGCAAAAATTATTCTTGATGGAGATCGGTACTGATGAAGAGGTAGATCATAATTCACAAGAAGCAAAAACAGAAAAAGATCAAACCAAAGAGAAGGTAAAAAAATATTGCACAGATGTGACAAAGACTCTAAACAATATTAGAAAATCTGAAAACACAAACGCTGTGCAGAAAAAAGAAATGCTAGACAAGTTGATACAGCAAGAAGAAAACAACATGATATCTCTCGAAAGTATTGATCCTAAACAACATGCAATATTGCAAGAGCAGATAGACAAGTTAGACAGAGAAATCATGGTTCAGTAGGATGAAAAGACCAATAACAAAAAAGCAATTTGATTTGCTGGTGCAAGCTCGTTTGTTTTTTGATAAAAACGGTTACAGTCCTACGGTACGAGAGCTGTCTTTGATTAACAAAACTAGCATAAATAATGTTTGGAAGATGTTAAAATCTCTTGAGGGAAAGGGTGCAATAAGAGTGCTACCTAAAATCTCAAGAGGTATTGTTTTTGAAAAATAAAATGAAAAAGCTGTACGAGAGGATGGCAGAAACAGGCTGCATTGCATGTCGCCTCTCTAACCAGAAACAGAGAACGAGAACAGAAATCCATCATCTTAGATCTGGTATGGGAATGTCACAAAAAAATATTAAATGCATACCCTTGTGCGTTGACCACCACAGGGGAAGCAAGTGCGGATACCATGGGCTGGGTAGAAAAAGATTTGAATCGCTGTACGGATCAGAAGAATATCTGTTAAAGAAGTGGATGGAGGAACATGGAGAGATAGACTGGGACGAATACTCTTAGTATTTATCTTGTCAAAGGATTATCTGAACGAGCTTTCACCTCATCCATCTTTGCCTTCAGTACGGCTATCTCTGCTTTATTGATAGCAATGTCTTGCTCCAACGGTTTGATATCTGGCGCTGACTTCTGTTCCACTACGGCAAGTCTATTGCTTATTTCACCAAACTTGGCGAAGCCTCCTCCTAATGCGCCGATGATTGATAGCAGCACGCCCCATGTTTTTATGTCTTTAAAATCCACGTATCCTCCTCAAATGTTCTTCTGCTCTGATTCTATTGTCTATCTTATCTTGAAGGTTTTTTTGATATTGTGCAACAACATCATCATAAACATTTTGATTCTGAGCATATAGATTTCTATCATCAATATATTGTCTTGTTTCATAGTAGTCTCCTCCATCAAACTCTCTTTGTCCTTCAAAGAAGTCTGTTTGATTGTTAGTAAATACAGCAACCTTATCGTTGTCTATCATGGCCTTAGCTACGATAGCTTGTGTTATCTGCATTTGTTTCTCTGCCGATTCTATCTTTTCAGCAACCTGTTTAGCCACCTCTTCAATGTCGATATTGCCAAGGCTAGGGGATTCTGTTTCAGATCCTCGCTCTTCTGAGGCTGACTCTCCAGGGACTTCGGAGGATGCAAGCTCTGTGCTTTCTCCTGGCTCTGGTTCCTCTGCTGTATTGCTTCCTGGTTCAGGCTCAGGCTCACCTCCTGTTGGCTCTGTGGTTGCTGGTTCTTCTCTTGTAATCTCTGATTCTTCTGCAACGATAATTTCTTCGCTTTCTGCCTCGTTGTTAAGACTTTCTCCTGCTTCAACGAGTTCTTCTTGGCTTTCGATTTCTGTTGTGACTTGTTGCTCGGTCTGTGGTTCTTCATATAAATTTAGGACTAATGCCTCCTCGATTATTTGTTCTTGTACTTCCTCTTGTATTTCAACCACCTCTATTATTTCAGGCAATATCTCAAGGGGAATCTCTTGTATCTCAACGGCTTCGATAAATATTTCTTCGATAGCCTCTGGAATAAATTCTTCTGCTAATTCTATTATCTCTTCTATTTCTTCAAACGCTGTGGCTATGATTGCTGATTCTGTAACGGAAAGTACAGTATCATCATATGTCATGGTAACGGATATGTTGTCTACGTTAGGACCACCCAGATTAGCAGGAGCATTAGCATCAGAGCCACTAATAAAAATATTTCCAATATTACTATCAGGCCCTGTGTACGTAAGACTGTCGCTAAAATCTTTGCCATTAATTCCTGTAACATTAGAACGCTCCTGTGTAACTGTTGCTAACACTTCATTATTTTCATCTTGTATTTGTAATCTAATGGTAAATGTATCAGCACCACCACGATTAGGCGCCCAAGATCCAACACCACCCTCACCATTTTGTACTTCAACCGTAGAGTCTAGAGTAATACCATTATTAAGCATCGATTGGGTTACGGAGTCATTTATGAGATTAAACGATTGCTCAATACTGCCATAGTCTCCAAACTCTAGGTCGTGTCCTCCTGGACAACAATCTCCTATTCTTTGTGCATCACCTGATAAAGTCCATCCGTTTGTACCGTCATTGAACCCTGGATTTACAATAAGATTCCCTGTAGTTTTTACTTCTGCAAACAAACTAATCGGTATCAACAACAAGGCCAGGTATTTCATTTTCTTAAACTCTCTTTGTATTTTCTGTACTGCTCTATCTTCTCGTTCTCTGGTTTTCTTCTGTCTAAGATAACCTTCATTGCCTCTGCTCCTATCAAACTTTTACCTTCATGCAAAATGGGACAAGGTGTTCCTGATTGCAGTAAAGATTCAAACACTTTTTCATCTTCACACATACGTGCAATCGCAGCAATCTTTAAACCAAGCTGAGAGAGCATGGTCGAGTCAGCTATGCGCTGGCAATGTTCGTCATGTACATAGGAGCCAAGCGATCCGCTGAACCCTATGATAGAGAACCCTCCTGTCAGGCCGATAATACATGAGCGCTGTGAGTATGTTTGCATTGATGGGGCTGATGCTGTTGACACAGGTTGGCGAGATGCAGCATTGCTAGTTGAATTATTTGTGGTGCTGGTTGTATTGCTACTGCTTCCAGATTGGTATGTCGTAGTAGATTCTTGTGAATATCCTCCCGAAATGTGAGTGTTACTCCCACTAGTATTACTTTGGGTAGAGGTTGTCTGCCCGCTGTTAGTGCTGTCGCCCAATGACTGTTCTATTCCAAGCAGCATTATAAAAAAGAGCATAACAAGAATTGCACCAGCTATGTGTCTGAGTTTCATTATCATTAGTCATCCTTAAAAACGATATATAAAATTAGCAACAGACAAAAAACTAGGACTACATAGTTTGTTGTGCATAACTCAGGGTTCATAAAACCTCTGTAAGTTATTGAAATATATCATTTTCTTACTAGGCTACCTCCGAAATATAAGCCAATAATCGATGATACGACATGAGTATCAAGCGGTGTTATGACTAGACCTGTCATTGGTTTCCATTGTGTCATGTCCATATCACTAGCAAATATCCAAAATCCTTGTGATACAGTTTCTGTGTATCCTACATAGATAGGCATACTAGGGTCTATAAATGGTGCAAGTTTTGGTATAACCAATATAGCTACAACTGCAATTAGGGCAATCCAACGCCTAGTATTTTTTGTAAATTGATCTGTTACATTCCTTGCTTTGTCTATTTGTTTAGCTGAAAACTCAGCTCGTTGCATAAACATCTTTTGTTTTTCAGCTTCAGCTTGTGACTTCTGCGCCATGATTGATAATATGCCACCTAGCACAGTACTAGCTAACATGCTTAATAATTCCATAGGTATCATTTGCTTACGAAATAGCCTCCTACTATCGCTGCTATACCACCTAGCCATGCCATGAATGATATTGCGCCTTTGCCTTTATTAATGGTTTCTTCTAGCTTTGTGATCCTGTCTTCCAGAGATTCTAGCTTTTCAAGTATTTGTGAATTAGTTACTGTTCTCATTATGGTTTAGTTGGAAATGTTACGGCATTAACTTTTTCTACTGTATCTAGACCATTGGTTAAATCTCTTAATTCTTGTCTATATGTTTTTATATCATCTGACATTGTTAAATCAGACAGTGCTAGATAATCTGTTTCTGCTAGTAGTTTATTTCTTTTTGCTCGTAAAGTATCTAATGCTATATCTAATTCGACTGAACTAAGTTGTGCCTGTATATCAGACTTAGATATAGGTGTTGTGTCATCTAGCCATGTTATTTGGTCAATGTCATCTGCATTGACTGAAAATTTTGCATTAGGATTTATTTTTAGTATTGCTCTATCTATCATGCTACTACTTCCATTGCTGTAATTGATGATACTGCTCTGACATTATCATTCAATCCTCTGCGATTAATAAAACCTGTACCCTGTGTAACTTTCATTTGTAATTTATAAGTTGTTGATGAAGTTGATGATGGGCTATCTAAAAAGTTAAGATTTTGACTATAAGTGGAATTTTCATTCAAGTGCATACCGTCTGTATCACAAAATGTAGTAGAATCTGTACTACCTGATCCTGTCGATATAGATATATTCGTAGATCCCCTAACTAAATTAAAGACCACTAACGCACTTGCTGAACTCCCTGATACGAAAATATTTCCTGTAATTAATATTTTGTTGGATGTTGAGCTAGGTGTTATTGCAACAGACATACCTGTTAAGTCTGTCATTGATGTGGAAGTCGTGGAAAACGTATCGGTCTTGGTCGTTGATACGACTTGCAATATTGTGCCTGATGTATCATTTGTTAAAATATTTCCTGATTCTGCTGGTAAAGTAAGAGTGTTTGTACCAGCACTTGCTGGAACATCAACAGTAACTTGTCCTGAACTTGATCCTTTAATTACTAAAGCCATCAATCTGCCTCCTCTATTGTGTTACCTTGTGCTACCCATTCTAAATATTCTTGGTAGTCTGTGTTTGCATTATCCATAGGAATAACTGCACCATCTGATTTTCTTATTACCTGTGGTAATTCTTGTCCTTGTATATCGTTAACTTTTTTATACATTTATAACTCCGAATCTGCTGTGTAATCTATCCCATATTGATAATTAATTGAGCAATTATTAGATGAATTTAATCCACTAAACCCTTTTTTGTTTGCTCCAATTACTGCCATAGTGCCTGTTGTCCCCCCATTAAAACTCATTAGAGTTAATGTTATTGTAGGTGTTGCTCTCATTTCAACAGGAAAAGTAACACTAGAAAGGTCTCCATATCCACGACTTGCAAGAAATGCACCTAAATCATCAGCAGAATTATAATACCTCTGACATCTAGCTAGACTTGTAGATGTATCTTCAAATTGAAAATTCGGTATGCTGTCGCTATCGAAACTCCCCACCTCTACCTGAAAACCTGTGATAAAAAATTCATTTGATGTGCTTGTTGTAATGTCTAAAACTTGACCTGCATATTGGTCTGCTGTTGTACTGTTTGATTGCCATGTCGTTGGTTGGCTACCTGACTTTATATCTGGACCTGCACCTAATCCTATTTCTAGTCTCAATCCTTCAGCATTAGTGTTTGGAATAGCACCTGCTGTATCACCTGCTAAAGTAAAGACTTTCTTTTCCCATGTATTGGCTGAATTAATTGTAAACACTTTTGAAATATGTCTACTAGCTGATGGATTGTTAATTCTAAACACACAATTACCTGTTAGGTTTGATTTTACCCAAAAAGCTATAGTTATTGTTTCAGCACTTGATGTATTGTATTTTAAAACATTTAAATTTTGACCTTCAATTATTTGTCTAAATCTTATTGTTTCTGTTCCTGATAATGTGTCTGCTGTGGTTACATCTATTTTATAACTTTTGTAGAAACCATATCCTGTAGGAACATCTGTGTCTTGTGAAATCGTATATGCAGAAGAACCTGCCATAAAAAACTCATACCTATCTACTGAATAAAAACCACTTGCACTAACACTCGATGTACTTGTACCTCTTTGTGCAATCTGCATATCGCCATTGATAATTATTGGAGTAGCAGTCTTTCTATCTAAAGCTACTGTGTTATCTGATACTGTACCATGTAAAGTGAGTGCCATTAATTATGCTCCTGGCTTTGTAGGAAATGTTACAGCATTTACTTTTTCTACTGTATCGAGTCCATTTGTTAAATCTCTTAATTCTTGTCTATATGTTTTCATATCATCTGACATAGTTACATCAGATAATCCAAAATAATCAGTTTCAGCGAGTAAATTATTTCTTTTCTGTCTTAAATCCTGTAAAGAAAGTTCTAACTCTACTGTTGGTATTTGAGCTTGTATATCTTTTATTGGTATTGGTGTTGTGTCGTATAACCATGTGATTTTATTTATATCATCATTCTCAATAGTAAAACTAGCATCAGGGTTTATTTTATGTATAGCATGTTCTATCATCCTTGAATCTCCATCACAGTAATTGTAGAGGCATTGGTCGATGACTGTACTGAATCTGTGTAAGTTTGAGACCTATTAACATATACATTTCCTGTTCCTTGATTTCTTGTTGCTAATTTGTATGTTATTTCTGATGTGCTGCTTGGACTGTCTAAAAAACAAAAAGAACTATTTTTTCCCTCGTTTACATGGTTTGGGTAAGATTGAGTACTTGCTTGAACTCTATTACTAACTGCATCACCTAAACCAATCTGTGTGCTATCTCTAAATAATCCTACATATCCCTGTGTACTTGTGTCACCCATAATACAATAAGTTCCTATAACCAAAACCTTATTAGAAGATGAGCTTGGTGTTATAGCCACACTTAATCCTGTTATATCTGTATATGAAGTCGGATTTGAAACTGTCAATGTATCAGATTTAAATGCTTGTAATACTTGTAATACTTTTCCTCCTCCTACAAATGAATTGGCAGTCAAATTACCACTAGCATCCATAGACATTTTGGTAACACCATTAGATTGAAAATCTATAGCACCACTTGTATCTGATACTATTTTTAATCCATCGGATGTATCTGCGTTAAGTTTACAAGTCATAGTATAACTAACCTCTCTCCTGATGGGATTGTTACTGTAACCCCTGTGTTAATTGTTATTGGTCCAACACACATAGCTGATTTATTGGTAGATAAAGTATAGCTTGTTGTAACAACTCTTTCGTTCTCAACAAACACCTCATCCACACCTGCTC